AGGAGTTGCTAGAGAGATAGTTATTAACATTGGATTCGTACCGAGTCTATAAAAAATATAAAAAATGCCAAACTTTACACCTTTAGTAAACGGACAAGCATACGCTTATGCAGATATTATAGTAACGGTTTTAGGTTCGCCTCTAGCCGGTATTACTGCGATAAATTACTCAGACTCACAGGAGGTAGTGGAAAACTTTGGCGCGGGCCAGTTTCCAACCTCTAGGGGGTTAGGTAAGATAGAGAGCGAGTGTACTATGTCTATAGACAGAGCCGAGCTTAACGCTTTATTAGCTGCGGCTACAGGGAACAGGCTACAAAATATTAGCGAGTTCGATATTACGGTATCGTATTTGCCAGTAGGTAGCCCTCCGGTAACTGATATTATTAAAAACTGCCGTTTTAAGAACACGCCGAGCGGCGGGTCTGAGGGCGACAGTAATATAATTGCAGAGCTAGAGCTAGCGGTTTCCCATATTCAATGGGCGCAATAAAAAAAAACTTTTTACTTTTTCCATGTAAAAAGGCCCTAACTTTTGCTAGTTAGGGTTTTTTTTGCTTATTTTTATATCGCTTACTTCATAATAATGTAGTTTATAATTTGATTTTTAGGGAAACCCTGGCTTTTTAGTCGGGGTTTTTTTATTACCTTTATAGCTCACTAAAATTTATAACATGGGAAAAATGGAAAAAGTATTTAACGAGTTAAAGGAAAAGCATAGTAAAATTTACTGGCTAGACATTCCGGAAAGCGACGAGAACGGCGAAAAGACTATTTTTTTACGTAAAATAGACAGGGTTACTTACTCGGCTAGCCAAAAACTATTAGAAAAGGACACTTTGCAAGCTACGGAAATGATACTCCGCTCGCTTCATGTAGGCGGGGACTCAGTAGAGGACGTAATAAACGACTTTGACCAGTTAAGGGCCGCCTCTGAGTTGTTAGTTGATGTAATAACAGTAAAAAAGGGAAACGTACGAACGTCGTAGAGATTTTAGAAAAAGTAAACTTATCTTTAGCTCACAATATAGGAGGTTTTAGAAACGGTAACTTTTACGACGAACAAATAGCACGTTTTAAGATTGATAAGGACGAAGGGGACCAATGGGACGCCCTTTTAAGGTTTCATTTTAAAATAGACCCGACGGGGTTAAAAGACGACGATTACTTTAAACTTTGTGCACAATTAGACTGGGTAATAACCCAGGAAAACGAGAAGTATAAAAATAAGGGCTAAGGGGGTTTAATAACCCCCTTTTTTAGTACTTTTATAATATGGCAGAAAAGACTACCTACGTAATAGCGCTTAATGACAAGTTAAGCCCTGGCTTAAAAAAGGCAACGGCTAAAGCTCTGGGCCTCGACAAAGCTATGGGAGGGCTAAACGGCAAAGCTAAAAAAGGCTCTAAAGGTATGTCTATGCTAGGCGGGTCTATTAAAGGTTTAATAGGTCCTTTAGCTTTAGCGGCTGCGGCTATGAAAGCCTTTCAATTTGCTAGCGAGTCGGTAAAGGTAGCGCGGGACTTTGAGAGCTTAGAAAACGCTATTTCTTTTGCAAGCGGAGGAGCTGAAAAGGGCGCCGAGAACATGGATTTTTTGCGGCAACGCTCCGAGTTATTAGGTACTGATTTATTAGCAAGTGCGGAGGGTTTTAAAACTTTGTCCGCCTCAATGCTAGGTACTAAACTAGAGGGACAAGCTACTAACGATGTTTTCGACGGTATTCAAGTAGCGTCCTCTGTAATGGGGTTAAGCGCGGAGCAGTCTAAGGGTGCATTTTTGGCCCTCGGTCAAATGATGGGTAAGGGAAAAGTACAAGCGGAGGAGCTTAGGGGCCAATTAGGAGAGAGAATACCGGGAGCGTTCAATATTGCGGCTAGGGCTATGGGGGTAACTACTCAAGAGCTAGACAAAATGATGGAGCAAGGGCAGTTAATTTCTGACGAGTTCCTGCCGAAATTTAGCGACGAATTAAAAAAGACATTTGGCCCAGGTTTAGAAAAGTCGGTTAATAGCGCCCAGGCGAATTTTAACCGCTTTAATAACTCTATGCTAGAGCTAAAGTTAACTTTAGGTAGGGCTTTAATGCCGGCAGTAAATAGAGCCATGGATTTATTCAAAAAGGCTTTTGCTTTTATTAAAGCTAACGCCGAAATAGTAGCTAAGGCTTTTAAGCCTTTAACTGACGCGTGGAAAGAGATAGGAGCGGCGGCCTCAGACTTTTTTACAGAGTTAACAGGGGGCGCCTCTGTAATGGACTCTTTGCAGATGGCTTTTAGTATGTTACAAAAAGGTTTAAACTTTTTAAAGCCAGCTTTTGAGGCGGCGGTTACTATATTTAAAAGCGCTTTTGGGTTTTTATTAAACATAAAAAAAGCGATAGTTTCTTTACTTGAAACGTTCCCAATATTAGTAACCGGAGCTAAAGCTATTGCTTTAGCTTTTAGGGATGTTTTTGTAAATATAGCTAAAAGCGCGGCGGACATTTTAGGAGGGGTAGGCGATTTAATAGCGGGAATATTTAGCGCGGACCCTAAGCAAATAGAGAAGGGTTTAGAGGGTTTAAAAGACGCTTTTGTTGAGAAGGATATAAAAGTACAACCTAGATTAATAGGTAGGAATTTAAACAGAGAGCTAAAGCCAGAAAAAGAGCCGGAAGTAGTTTTGAAATTAAAAGGACTAGCTAAAGAAAGTAAGGCGGTAGGCTTTGACCAGGTTTTAAAACCAGGAGACAGAGGGCTAGGCGGAGCGGCGGGATTAGCTGGAGCAGCTACAGGCAAAGCGGGGAAAAAATCTAGTTCTAGCGTAGACGGCATTAAGTCCGGGAGGCCTACAAATATTAATATAGACATAGGCAAATTAATAGAAACTTTTAATATAACCGCTACGGACCTAAACGACATAAACAACAAAACTAAGGACATGGTAGCGCAGGCGCTTTTAAGCGCGGTTAATAATGTTAACAATATAGCGAGATAATGAAAGGGCAAAAAATAAGCGGCAAATTTGCCCCAGTAGTAGACCCCGAGATAGTGGTTAGGGGTTTCGGTTTAAAAGCGTTAAGGACAAAGTTTTACGAGTCTAGCTTTAATGTAGACGAGCCAGACCAAAACGACCCTAATATCACTACGTATTTAGGTACTCCGGTATTTGCTAATCTTATTTTTATACCTGGAAGTTATAAAGATAATAAAGGCAATACGGTTAGTTATGGCAATATTTACGCTAACGATGGACTAGACGAAAACTTTATAATAAACACAGTCTTAATTGATGTATCACAACAAAAACAAATAATTAAGACTAATATACAAGGGGTTTCTGGGACCGTTAAAGAGTATATTAGTAAGGGCGACTACCAAATTACAGTAAGAGGGGCTTTAGTTTCGCCAGGAGCTTTAAAATATCCCGAAATAGAAGTACAACAACTTAGGGAATATTTAGAGGCAGAGGTAGCGGTAGGAGTTGCTAGTAGGTTTTTAGGCGACATTTTTAGTATTGAAACTATAGTAATAGAGAGCTTTAATTTTCCACAACAAGAGGGGTTTCAGAACACTCAATTATTTGAATTTACGGCAGTATCGGACAACCCTATAGAGTTAACAGTTTTAAATAACACCTTTTCAGAGGGTGGGACCGTATTATAAATGGACAGACTAGATAGCCGCATAACGTTTGACGACCCGTTCGGGAGCTTTGAAAAGCAAGAGTTTTGTTTTTCTACTGAGGTAAATATAGATTCTAGTTATGATAATTTGACGGATAAAGCAAAAGTAATTATCCCTAAAAAAATAAGATACGAGAGAGAGGACGGCACGGCGGTAGATAGTATTACAAGAGGTAAAAACCCGCTTTTTAAGATAGGCGACAAGGCTACTATAGAGGTAGGCTACAACTCTAAACTAGTACAAGTTTTCCAGGGTTTTATTGCTGGGGTCCGGCAAAAATTCCCTTTACAGTTTGACTTAGAGGACGAGGTTTTTAAGTTAAAGCAAAACAGCGTAACCCTTAGCTTAAATAACCCTAGTTTAGAGGACCTACTAGGAGAGGTTTTTAAAGACGTTTCTAATCTATCTTATGAAATAACGGCAGAGCAAAACTTAGGAAAGTTTAGAATAACCAACGCGACACCGGCGGAGGTTTTGGATGAGTTAAGAAAAAAACACGGGATTTATTCTTTTTTTAGAGACGGCGTTTTATACGTTGGTCTTAGTGTAGTTTCAATACTACAAAAGGTATATTCTTTTGAGTTTCAAACTACGCAAATAATTAACGGCGACTCTTTAACCTATGTAGACGCCTCAGAGCGAAAAATTAAAGTTGTATGTAAAAGTATAGACAATAATAACACAACTTTAGAGGCTACCGCTGGAGACGCTAGCGGCGAAGTTCGTACCTTATACTTTAATAATAAAACTTTAACAGATTTGCAAAACACGGCGGACCGTTTAAAGGACGAGTTGAAATATAGCGGTTACGATGGTAGCTTTACCACTTTTGCGACTCCTGCAGTTAATCACGGCGACATAGTGGAGTTAATTAATAAAGAGATACCAGAGCAGAGCGGCGGGTATATCGTTACTAGAGTAGTTACTCGCTTTGGCTGGTCCATAGGCGGTAGACAAGATATTTATATTAAGCAAAAAATATACGATTTAGACACGGACGGCAACCAGATACCAATTAGCGAATAAATGGGAGATACTCAAGACATAGGGGACTTAATAAGGGCGTTAGTAAAAAACGAGGAGGAGGTTTATAGCGTTCCCTGTTCAGTAGTTTCTATAAATGGAAATTTAGCAGAATTAAAGCCTTTAAACGGAGACGCTAATTTATTAGATGTAAAATTAATAGCTGGAGACTCTACGACGCCGCTATTAATTACTCCAGTTATTGACTCGGTAGTAATAGCCACTTTTTTAAGTAAAGACACGGCTTTTATTTCGTTATACTCAGATATTGAAAGCGTACAAATAAGGGGCGACCAATTCGGGGGGCTTATTAAAATAGAGGAGTTAGTAAGTAAAATTAACCGCTTAGAAGATAAGGTTAACGGGCTTGTTAGTAAGTTTAACGGTCACACGCATATAACAACGGCAACAATAGGGTCTTCGCCCTCTCCTGGATTAATAGCGCCGCCAGCAACTACAGAAACCCCAATAGCTCCGACGACACAAAAGGCGGATTTAGAAAACGAAAACGTTAAGCACGGCTAAAAGTTGGGCTATTTGGGCTTAACATAGTTTAAAAATATCTATTTTTATGCTATGAGTAGGGACTTTAAACTAGAAAACAACGACTTAGCGATAGACGCTAACACCGGGGACTTTTTTTTAACAGACTCAGACACTCAACACGTTAAAGATATTATTAATTCTTTTGTGGGATGGTATAAAGAATTTCCTACTTTAGGCGTAGGAGTAAAGAGGTATTTAGGGAGGCCTGGAGGTATTCAAGTCTTAAAAAGAGAGATAAAGATACATTTAAAAAGCGACGGCTACAGGGCGGACAATATTATAGTACAAGGAAATGATATTTATATAACAGGGGACAGGGTATAAAATGGCTACTTATAACACAACAAGCGGGCAAACTTTATTTGATTTGAGCGTACAATTATACGGAAATTCAAGCAATGTAATAAAGTTGTTAACTGACAACCCGGCTTTAGCTGGTATCGGTAAATTAGTGCCGGCGGGTAGCGTAGTAGAATATACTCCGCCAGAAGGTTTTACAGTAGCTCAGTTTTTAACAGATAAAAAAAGAACGGTTAACACGGGTAATAATAACCCGTTACAAGGCTCCGGCTTTGATTTAGGTTTTACTTTAAATGGATTTGATTAAATGGCAACAATAAAAAACACGGCGGATTTACAAGCGCAAGCGGCAGCGGACCAACCGGACAATACAACGCAATTAATTAGCCCGCAAGACGTCCGGGAAATGTCCGAAAATCTAGCGGTAAGTAATTACAACAAGCTAACGGACGCGCCTTTAGTTGGATTAAAAGAGTTTAACGTAATACCAACTTATGAGAGCGGACAGGGAGCTATTAGCGGGGGAAAAATTTACATTTCTAATAAGGTAACGGGGCCGGGGGCTTTTGTTCCTGCGGACTGGGATTTATACGACGAGCTAAGCGCGGCAGACAAGGCTAAACTAGATTTTATTACGGTTACCGGAGCGGTAGATTTAGACGACGTTAAAACAAAGGTAGACGGATTAGACCAGGCGGTAGTTTTAAAAGGAACATGGGACCCGTCAACGGGGACATTTCCCGGAGGAGGAACGGCCCAGGCTGGATGGTCCTATATTTGCGCGGGGACCACGGGGACGGTAGACGGTCAAGAGTTTACGGTAGACCAAGACAGAATTATATGTATTTTAGACAATGCAAGTACGTCGACTTATTCGGGTAATTGGTATAAGTCGGACGGCTCGGACAAGGTTTTAAGTGTTAACGGACAAGCGGGAACGGTTGTAATAACTAAAACAGATGTAGGGCTTTCTAACGTACCAAATACAGACTTTACGACAGCGGTAGGCTTAAACACTGCTAAGGTAACAAATGTAACTACAGACCTAGCAGAGGGGGCAACTACAAACACTACAGTGTTAATAACTTCCTCAGACGGAACAGACGCAACTTTACAAGCAGCAAGTACAACAAGAGCCGGAGTATTATCTAAAGAGAAGTTTGATGAGATTGTTGCAAATACGGCTAAAACAACAAACGCCAACCACTCTGGAGACGCTACAGGAGCTACCGCTTTAACCTTACAACCGGGAGCTATTACAGGCAAAGGAGCGGCGGCAGCTTTAACAGGGGCGGAGACGGTTCTATTAGAGCAAAGCGGCGGACTAGTTCAAAGTACTACGCAGGATATAGCGGATTTAGGAGGGGGGGACAACTTAGGAAATGCGGACCTAACTTTAACAGGCGCACGAGTTGTAACAATGGGCGCAAACACTTTAAGTTTTGAAGGTAACACAACTATATTTAAAGGAATTGGAGCAACAAGCGGAACAACTACACTACTTACAAAAAACGGTTCTGGCACAAACTCTTTTAAAATAGACGATGCTGGTAATTTATTTTCTGGTATTGGAAACTTTGCCTTAGCTGAATTTTCGGGATATATAACAACTAGGGGAACGGTAGCAACACATTTAAGTTCAAATGTTCACACATTTAGAGCGAGTGGAAGTACGGCAGATAGAGGTATAGCAGTTTTTACAAGTTTAAGCGGTGTTGTTGGCTTGTCCGTTGGTACTTCGGGGGTAGGCGTTCAAACAGATGCACAAACGGGAGTTTCTTTAAAGGTTAAAGCTAATGCTGCAACGGCACAGTCAAAAACATGGTTAGGAGTTAATACTTCAAATTCTGTAAGGTCGGCAATTACTGTTGACGGTAAACTCGGTTTAGGGCAATGGGGAACTGATAGGCTGACAACTTCTTTTGTTGCTAGTGCTGGATTTGTAAACGTTCCAGCAAGCACAACGGCAGAACCACAGTTATATTTAGAGGCTGGGGTTGACCCTACAGCACCTAACAACGGGGCGATTTGGTTTGATGGAACAGATTTAAAAATGCACGTTGGAGGAGTTACAAAAACCTTTACATTAGTATAAATAATTAATAATTAAAATAAACAAAATGATAACAGTAACACCAAACACACAACAAATGTACTTTAAGGGTACAAACGTAACAATATCAAGCGTAATCGCTAGACTTGAATTTACCGCACCTAAAGACGGTAAAAGTATTCAAGTTGCACCGTCTTACTATGAGGATTTAGCAGCCTATGAAGCTGGGAATAACACCATTTCAATTACAGGAGTTGAAGGATTTTTGACCGATGCAAAAACTTATAGCTTATCAAATGGAGACGACCCCGAAACATGGAAGGCGCAAACTATTCAAGTTGCGCACGATGAAGTAAAAGCGGATTTGGAGGCTTTAGGATATACGGTTGTAATTTCAGGACTATAAACAAGTAAAAAATCAATAACATGGAAAACGTAAAAAAAGAGACTTTAACTTTAGAGCAAAGAATTGAGCAGCTAAAACAACAACAAGAACAAGCTAAAGAACTTTATATTAAGTGTATTGGGGCGGTAGAAGTTTTAGAGCAGTTAAAAAAAGAAGATGCCGAGAGCAAATAGAGATTTACAGGTTTTTACAAATGACGATATTAGCGGGCCGCTTGTATTTACGTACAAGCTAAACGCTAATTTTGGCTTTTTTTTGCAGTTTGTATGGACTTCTTTAGTAGGAAACTCTGAGGCTACTATTTGGGGTAGTTATAACGGGGCTAACTGGTCCCAAAGAACGTTAAGAAATAATAAAGGTAAAATAGTAGACAGTCTACCAATAAGCGGAGCGAACGACAACGGGGCTATAGAGCTTAACCACTTTAGAGGGGATTTTATACAAATAAGAGTAAGCGCAGCAACCTCGGGAACTATTACCGCTTACATGAATATACAAGAAACTCAAAACACCTATTAAATGGGGTACATTTATAGCGACGGACTAGAGGCAGGCGGTAGCGGCACAATGGAAAGCGCGGCTAATTTTTCGGCGCTACCTCCTTTTGCAGACCACGCTAACGAAAGTTTTTTTGTAGAGGCGTCTGAGGGTACCCCGTGGCTACCTGGTAGCTTAGGCGGTAGCTATTACCCTAGAGGGGTTTATTTTTCTAATGGTATAGAGTGGATTTATCAAGAAAACCCAGGACAAGCGACGCAAAGCGAAGTTAACGCGGGGCTAGTTACGGACAAATTTATAGCGCCTAACACCTTCCAAGGTTCAACAAAAATATTAAATTCGTTTCAAAAGAACGTAGACGATACCGACGACATAACCGAGGGCTTAAAAAAGTTTTTACCTGTTTTACCTAATGACGCGCTACAGTTTTTAAACGGGTTAGGAAGTTTTAGCACTCCGCTAGGCGCTCCGTTATTTCCTCCTAATTTCTTGTATCAAAACGTTAAAGTAATTCAAACTTTAGCAGATTTTCCAGCACCAATAGGAAACGAAATATTTTTAGAGGATAAAACCTATTTAATTGATGCTATTAAATTAGACGTTGGAAATAAAACTCTAGTATTTGGAAGAAGAACAGCAATAAAAGGTTTTAATCAAAATGTAAGTTCATTAAAAAGTACGGTTGCAGGTCATTTATTTTTTAAAGGCGGTGCAAATATGTTCATTAATGAAATAGAGATATTTTGCTCAGCAAATAATCAACAGGTTTTTGAGTGCATAAGTGATGGAAGTGTTCCAGATGGTACAAGTTTTGAAATAAATTTATTCGCAGCTTATTGTTTAGATGATAATGATGCGTTTACAACAGGTTGCAAAATTGGTTTTATAAAAGATATTAGGCAGGGATTTATAGGGACTCAGTTTTATTTTGGCTTTGCTGATGGTTTTGAATTAGCAGGATATTGGACAGATGGAGGGTGGAGGGTTGAAAACACTTTGTTTAGAGCGTTTGCAATAATGGGGCAAACAGGAAAGGCTTTTTATAGTTCGCCAACCGACCCCGTAACTTTTGAGGCTAGATTTGCAAGTAATGCAAATTTACAAATTAACGGTACTAGTGTTGGATATGATTTTCCAGAAACTTCTTTTACTTACGATGGACAATATCAATTGCAAGATGGAAATTTAAGCGGTACAGGTACATTTGTTGCAGATTTTGCAAGCGGTTTCCCTGCTTTTAGTACACGTTCTAACTTCGCTGGTAATACAGGAATACAAAACACTTTTCAGGGTGGAGAATGGATAACAACGGGCGACAATATTACAACAATAACAACCGCTAATGTTTGGTATCAAGCAAATTTAGTTACAAGTAATAAGTTTTTAACGTGGTTCACAGAGTTAAACGGGGTTTTTACTTATGATGCAGATACACCTTTAGACGTTTCAATACTTGTAACAATGACATTAACAGGGAAAGCAAACGACGTAGCACAAGTTAAGATATTAAAAGAAACAGCACTAGGAATACAAACAGATGTATTAATAAGGACTATTACCATCGCAGGTTCAACAGTACAAGGAAGGGCTGAAAGTGTGCCTATTATTTCTACAGATATGCTAGAAAGTGGCGACATGATTAAAATATTTATAAGGAATACAAGCGGAACGTCAGACATAACAACTTTGAGCAATTCAAATTGCGTAATAAATGCTAAATAATGGTAGTAATAGGATTAATTATAAATGTTAATACAGATGCAGAATTAAAAGCGCTAACGGGTTTATTTAATCAAGATTTTGTTTATCATACTGCTTTAGAATCTGTTTTTATGTTTAGAAACAACGTAGCAAATGGAGACTTTCAAGCGGATAATTTAGAAGGATGGTTTATAAAAGACACTATAAAAGCGTTAAGCCTTGCCGAGTATAAAACCTTTAGGAATAACGAAATAAACGAGCGTACGGGCGAATTAATAGAATTGGGATATACTTATGCAAGTATGCAATTTCCTTTGTCTGACAATGCACAAAAAAACCTTTTAGGAATATACGCAACAAAAGAACTTTTAACATATCCTATTGAATGGAATAATATTGATGATACAGCTATATATCAAATTACAAGCGAAACGGATTTAAGTAATCTTTTTTTAACTGCATTAGGAACTAAAAAATATCATTTAGATTCGGGCACAGCTTTAAAGCATCAAGTTGAAGATGCCGTTGATGATTTAGCAGTTTCGCAAATAATAGACAACAGATAAAAATGAAAACACTATTAAACGGCTTACTTGCTTTAGTTGCTAGAGTATCAATTTCTTTATTAGGAGGGATAGGTTACTTTTTAGGGTT